ATACCACCGTTTTGTTATTTATCGGTCATTATCAGCAACGTCAGCTGTAGGTAGAAGGAGGGGCGTGACGATGGAGAGACATAAACCTATTTAATTCTACAAACGTCATTCATTGAGTGGCGTTGATAGAGTTTATATAGATAGCCATCAGTTCATTAACCGCTGGTGGCTTTTTTATTGGAGAGAGTAAATGAATATAATTATTAATGATGATGGTTCTGTCCGTATTGAAACAAAAACATACAGTGCGTCTTATTGTGCGAATGGTTATTTAAAACTTTCAATAGGTGGTAAGGCTCCTGAAAAGATAACTATTAATCATCCTAAAAAAGAAATAGGTAAGCTGCTCTACAAAGTCTCAGTAGATACAAGTGACTTAGATAAGTTAGAAGAACAACTCACTCGCATTAAACAACTGATGCAAGATGTAGGGGTGAAACCTAAATCAACTCCACCTTTCTTCATTCAATCCGCAGGAGAGTTTTTTATTAAAGATGCCTTTATTAATTCAGCTGAGTTCAAAGGTGTACTTGTTAGTAATAATCCAGAACCAGACATCAATACTCAACTAGCAGATTTACGTATGCGAGCGGATCGACAAGATAATGATATAGCTGAGCTCATTAGATTAAGACATGCAGATCAACAGGCATGGTCTGATGCTATTAATCGAACATTGTGTAGTCAGAAGTAAAGGTGAGAAATCCCGTCTTTAAAATCAATAAGGGGCATTCGCCTCTTTAGATTACAGGAGATCACATGCCACCTCGCATACCTCGCGCATGTCGTAAACAGGGATGCGCCAAGACAACAACAGAACGTAACGGTTACTGTGAAGACCATCAAAACCTAGGATGGGAAGCCCACCAGCGCGGTAAGTCTCGTCATCAACGTGGTTATGGTACCCAATGGGATAAACTGCGAGTACGTATACTCAAGCGTGATAAGTATCTCTGTCAAGAATGCTTAAGGGCAGGACGAGCCACCGAAGCGAAAACGGTTGACCATATCATTGCTAAGGCACATGGGGGGACCGATGCAGAAGAGAACCTGCAGTCGTTATGTATTCCATGTCATAGGGCTAAGACTGCAAAGGAGAGAACGCTATGACGCAAGATGAACAAACCTTACTTATGTTTAAAGGAATAGTTGCTGAACTACCAGAACAAAGCAGAGCTAAGGTTGAACATTGTATTGCTGAAATAAACAAGTTGCTTGCGGAATATCCTGATGGTGAAGCATTGCTTGCTGTGGGCTATATCGGTGCCGAACAGCAGATGAAAGGTAATATTGGTCAAGGATAACAGCACCATTCCTCATAGGGGGGCGGGTAAAATCCCTACCACTCTCGCCTTATAGGACCGCCCCCTTACCTCTTTTCACATCACCGCAGGTTAGAAAACTTTTTTTGGGGAACCCAAAGCGATTATTGATAGGAGATTTCTATTATGGCTGGACCGCCTAAAACCCCGTCACATCTGCAATTGGTGAGGGGGAACCCATCAAAACGACCGATTAATAAAAAAGAGCCAAAACCACCAAAAGGGGTACCCCCAACTCCGAAACATTTTACTAAGCAAGGTAAGTATTGGTTTAAGCGTATTGCTGAAGAACTTGATGCAATGGGTGTCATGAGTCAGATGGATGCCAAGGCATTGGAGTTACTCGTCGAAGCTTACACTGAATATCGACATCATTGTGATGTTCTCGATGAAGAAGGCTATACCTACAAAAACAATACAGAAAGTGGATTGATGATAAAGGCGCATCCATCTGCTGCAATGAAGGCAGACGCATGGAAACGTATTCGCGCCATGTTAAGTGAATTTGGTATGACTCCCGCTTCTCGAGCAAAAGTCAGTATTGATAAGCAAGCCGAAGAAGATCCTTTCGAGGCATTTTTGAAAAAGCGCAAATGATGAATGGCAATCGTAGCAGATGGAATTCAGTACGCCGAACAGGTAGTTACTGGAGAAATTGTTGCGTGCGAACTGGTACGTTTAGCGTGCCAACGGTTTTTGAATGATTTAGAGCATGGGCCTGAGCGTGGCATCTATTTCATTGAAGATCGCGCACAGCACATACTCGATTTTTACAGTTTTATTCCTCATGTCAAAGGAGCATTAGCCGGTAAACCCATTGATTTAATGCCTTGGCATATTTTTATCTTAATTAATATTTTTGGCTTTGTTATTCCGTTAATTGATGAACAAACGGGCAAAGAAGTTGTGGATGAAGACGGTGATATTGTCTTTGTTCGTCGTTTTCGCACAGCTTATAACGAAGTTGCACGTAAAAATGCAAAATCCACATTGTCATCAGGTATTGGGCTGTATATGACCGGTGCTGATGGTGAGGGCGGTGCCGAAGTTTACTCTGCAGCAACGACACGTGATCAGGCTCGTATCGTATTTGAAGATGCGAAGAACATGCTGAAAAAGTCCAAAGCGACATTGGGACGTTTATTTGAGTTTAATAAACTCGCTATCTATCAAGAAAGAACTGCCTCTAAGTTTGAACCGCTTTCCAGTGATGCCAACAACCTTGATGGTTTAAATATTCACTGTGGCATTGTTGATGAACTGCATGCACACAAAACTCGTGATGTGTGGGATGTATTAGAAACTGCTACCGGTGCGCGTCTGCAGTCTCTTCTTTTTGGGATCACCACGGCGGGGTTTAATAAAGAGGGGATTTGTTACGAATTACGGGATTACGGTATTAAAGTGCTTCGTGGCCAAGTGGATGATGACTCGTTTTTCGCCATTATTTATACCTTAGATAAAGACGATGATCCCTTTGATGAAACCGTGTGGCAAAAAGCGAATCCGGGGTTGGGGGTTTGTAAGCGTTGGGATGATTTACGCCGTTTAGCCAAGAAAGCCAAAGAGCAGGTTTCGGCACGGATTAACTTCTTCACTAAACACATGAATATTTGGGTTACGGCTGAATCTTCATGGATGGATATGATGAAGTGGGATGATGCGCCTCAATTAGCCCCTAAACAAGAATTACAAACTTATCCGTTATGGGTCGGCGTTGACCTTGCCAATAAAATTGATATTTGTGCGGCCGCCAAGGTCTGGAAACAGCCCGATAACGGTCATGTTCATGCTGATTTTAAGTTTTGGTTACCTGAAGACCGGCTTGAGCGTTGTTCTAAACAAATGGCGGAGCTTTACCGTAAATGGGCTGATATGGGATATCTCACATTAACTGATGGTGAAGTTGTCGATCATGCTCAAATTAAAGAAGAAATTATTGAATGGGTGACGGGTGAGAACTTAAACGAACTGGGTTTTGACCCGTGGAGTGCGACACAATTTAGTTTGTCACTCGCTGAAGAAGGGCTACCTCTTGTTGAGGTTGCTCAAACGGTTCGTAACTTTTCCGAATCCATGAAAGAGATTGAAGCACTGGTTTACGCAGGTAAGTTTCATCATAGCCAACACCCTGTTATGAACTGGATGATGTCGAACGTCACGGTTAAACCAGACAAAAACGACAATATTTTCCCTAATAAATCTACACCCGAGGCAAAAATTGACGGCCCTGTTGCACTATTTACAGGCATGAGTCGATTATTGGTGAATGGTGGCAGTGGTGGTGACTTCCTTTCCTCTTTAGATCCTAACGAAGACCTTTTATTCCTATGAAAAACTTATTACTTGATATTACTGCATTGACTGGTGTTAGTGCGGTTATGGCGGGGTGTTACCTAAAATATGGCGTTGCTAACACGCTGATTGTTGGGGGATGCATTGCAATAATCTATGCCTTGGTGGTAGCCATGAGGGGGAACCGTGCTAATTGATGCTTTGTTTCGCAACGACTCACCCAGTTTAGAAAACCCTGAAACACCTATTACGGCAGACTCCATTGATAATGACGGATTATTTACGGCAGATGTGTATGTTAGCCCTGAAACGTCAATGAAGTTGGCAGCAGTTTACGCTTGTATTTATGTGCTTTCTTCGTCTATCGCTCAGATGCCCTTACACGTAATGAGAAAGGTGGGAAATCGCGTCGATACAGCACGTGATCATCCTGTTTTTTATCTTGTTCATGATGAACCTAACGAGTGGCAAACCAGCTATAAATGGCGCGAAACAAAAGAGCGCCATGTATTGGGTTGGGGAAACGGTTATACCCAAGTTATCCGTAATCGAAAAGGTGAGGTGACAAACCTAGAAGCTTGTATGCCGTGGGAAACCACACTGCTGAATACCGGTGGTCGATACACTTACGGTGTTTATAACGAATTGGGGAATTTTGCCATTAGTCCTGATGACATGATCCATATTCGAGCGTTGGGGAACAATCAGCGTATGGGGTTAAGTCCCATTGCTCAGCATGCAGAAACTATTGGTATGGGGATGAGCGGACAGAAATATACTAGCTCCTTCTTTGGGGGAAATGCTCGTCCTGCGGGGATTGTGTCAGTAAAAGGTGACATACAGCCAGCAGGCTGGGAACGACTGAAAGATATGTGGCAAAAAGCTTCTCGAATGTTACGAAGCCAAGAAAATAAAACCATGCTTTTACCTGCAGAACTGGATTACAAGGCGTTAACGGTTTCGCCTGTTGATGCTCAATTGATTGATATGCTGAAACTTAATCGCTCAATGATTGCAGGGATCTTCAATGTGCCGGCTCACATGATTAACGACCTCGAAAAAGCCACTTTCTCAAACATCTCAGAGCAATCCATCCAGTTTGTACGACATACCATCATGCCATGGGTAGTGAACTGGGAGCAGGAATTAAATCGACGCTTGTTTACTCGACAAGAGCGAACGGCTGGCTTTTATGTGCGATTTAATTTAGCGGGATTACTACGTGGAACACCAAAAGAACGAGCCGATTTCTATCATTTTGCTATTACAGATGGTTGGATGAGTCGTAATGAAGCACGTGCCTTTGAGGATATGAATCCTGTTGATGGCCTTGATGAAATGTTGGTGAGCGTCAATGCCACCCAGTCTGCGGGGAAAAAGACAGAAGAACAAAAAGGGGATAACGATGAGCAGTGAAAAAGAAACACGATGTTATGTCGGTGAGGTTCGGGCTGAAGTAGGAGAGGAAAATAAACCGACACATATCGTGGGTTTAGGCTCCGTTTTCGACTCCCGATCCGAACTAATTTATGGATTCCGTGAAATTATAAAACCAGGGGCATTTGATGATGTTCTTAATGATGATGTTCGTGGCTTATTTAATCATGATCCCAACTATATTTTAGGCAGAACAACAGCAGGAACCTTGTCGCTTAGCGTCAATGAGCGTGGGCTTGTTTACGACATAACAGCACCTGAGACACAAACTATTCGTGATTTAGTGCTGGCGCCCATGAAACGTGGCGATATCAATCAAAGTTCCTTTGCCTTTCGTGTCGCGCGGGATGGTGAAGAGTGGTACCAAGATGAAGAAGGTGTCGTTATTCGTGAAATAACACGATTTTCTCGACTCTATGATGTCAGTCCTGTCACTTATCCAGCGTATCAAGATGCAGACTCTGCGGTTCGCTCAATGAATGCATGGAAAGAAGCCAGAGACAGTGGCGATCTTCAAAAAGCAATTAATCAAAAATTGGCGCGTGAGCGTCTTATGACTTTACTCAATGCATAAGGTAATACTATGACTATGAAGCTTCATGAATTAAAACAAAAACGTAACACTATCGCGATTGATATGCGCGCCATTCACGAAAAAGTGGGTGATGGTGTAATGACCGAGGAGCAACGCACTCAATGGAATAAAGCGCAAACTGAACTTGAAAATTTAGATGCTCAGATTCAGCGTGAAGAGCAACTACGCTCATTAGATCAAGATTTGGTTGATGACAAAGAGAAAGAACAGCGTGGACAACAACCGAATAACCCTGAAACAGAGCAAGCAGAGCGTCGTAATCAAGCGTTTGATCGCTTCCTGCGTTGTGGTTTCGGTGAACTCACTGCAGAAGAACGCCAAGCGGTCAAAGAACTTCGTGCACAGGGTACTTCGCCCGATGAGAAAGGTGGCTATACCGTTCCTACTCAGATGTTGAATAAAATTGTTGATAAAATGAAGGCCTATGGCGGTATTGCAAGTGTGGCTCAAATCTTACCAACGTCAAACGGTCAAGATATTACTTGGTCAACATCAGACGGTACCGATGAAGAAGGGGAATTACTGGGCGAAAACACCGCAGCAGGTGAACAAGATGTTGAGTTTGGTACTGCTATTTTAGGGGCTAAAAAGTTAACATCGAAAATTATCCGCGTTTCCAATGAATTATTGCAAGACAGTGGTGTAGATATTCAAGCCTATTTGGCTTCGCGCATTGCCCAACGTATTGGTCGTGGTGAAGCGAAATATCTGATAAAAGGTACCGGAAAAGGCTCCCCTTTACAGCCTAACGGATTAGAAACAGCGGTGACTAGCACAGTTGATGTAGCCGGCGCCTCACTAAGTTGGAAAGATATCACCGAGTTAGAACATGCGATTGACCCTGCATACCGTAATAGCCCTAAATTCCGTCTTGCTTTTAATGATGATACGTTGAAAAGCTTAAAGTTAATGGAAGATGCGCAAAAACGCCCTTTATGGCTTCCGTCTATTTCGGGTGTCGCACCAGCTCAAATTTTAGGTATGCAATATGTTGTTGATCAGGCGATCGACAAAATGGAAGCGGGTAAAAAATTCATCTTCTGTGGTGACTTTGACCGCTTCATTTTACGCCGAGTAACTTACATGACATTGAAGCGTTTAGTTGAACGTTACGCAGAATATGATCAGACAGCTTTCTTAGCTTTCCATCGCTTCGATTGTGTGCTTGAAGATACTTCTGCTATTAAGGCATTAGTAGGTAAAGGTGCCAGTAGCACGAAATAAGCATTAGCAAGTGATAAAACAGTCACCGCTTAATTGCGGTTTTTTTGTGCCTGCGATCTGTGTGATCGCAGGTATTGGGGGATTTATGCCACTACCCACACTGGAAAAGTTAAAGCAACAATGCCGGCTAGATGAAGATAATACCTTCGAAGATGAACTGCTAAAAACTTATCTGATGGCGGCAAAACAACGAGCTGAAGGATATATCAATCGACATCTTTATGAAGAAAATATACCAGAGGAAGATCCTGACGGTTTATTAATCACTGATGATATTGAATTGGCTCTTATGCTGGCCGTTGGCAATTTCTATGAAAATAGAGAAACAGCCATATTACCAGCGGGATTTAAATTACTGCTCGACCCCTATCGTCATATTAATTTGTGAGGAATGATGAAAGCCGGTGAACTCAACAAACGTATTTCCCTTTCTCACTATGTTACAGAACGTGATGGTTTAGGGAGTGAAAAAGTCGTTTCAAAAAAAGTGGCTGAGGCATGGGCCAAAGCCGAATCGATGTCGAACCGTAAGATTCGTACCGCAGACCAAGATCAGGTAATTGAAACCTATCATTTCACTATTCGCCCTCGTTCTGATGTTGATATGGGGTGGCTGGTGGGCTATCAGGGGCGACTATTTACTGTACGCGCTGTTGATCGAAACCAGGCTGATAGAACCATTATTACCACGGAGGCGAATATACAACATGATAGAAGTTGATATTAAAGCTGATCTGGAACGTATTACGGGGTTGTTAGCTTATCCGTTAAAACTCCCATCCGATAAATTAGAGGGGGTTATCTATCAACGAATTAGCGACCCCAAGATAGACGCTGGATTAGCCCACACCTCACTTGTTCAAGCCCGTTTTCAAATCGTTATTCAAATACCTGATGATTATCCCAAAGCGCTGATGCTTGAATCTAAACTTTGTCGCGAGTGGGAGTCTGTTGTGCATGGTTATATTGGAAATTATCCCATACAAACCGTTCAGCGGGGTAACTTTCAGCAGGACATGATCGAACAAACAGAAAATCGCAAAATTTATCGTATTTATCGTGATTTCATTATCACCTATCCCGAGGACGCATCATGAACATCACCATGAAAGTTGAGGGATTACGGGAATTAGGAGAGGTATTACAGCGATTAGAGAAAGACGTCCAAATTAAGATCCTCCGTCAATCAGGAAAATCAGCTATGGTACCTGTTTTAGAGGATATGAAAACACATGCAGGGTTTGATGAAACAGTAGCAAGCGAACATATGCGTGACAGCATAAAAATACGCTCTTCACGCAGTAAAAAAACAAAAGGAGCGGTTTTAATTACCGTAGGACCCACCAAAAAACACTATATGAAAGCGAGAGCGCAGGAATTTGGCACCATTAAGCAAATCGCCCATCCATTTATTCGCCCAGCTTTGGATTACAACAAACAAGCGGTACTCAAAATTCTCGTTTCTGAAATCAGAGACGCACTCAGACAATTTAAATAAACCTATTCTAGGAGCTTAAATTATGGCAGTTCAAAAAACATCGCCAGAATACGCCATGCTACCGGCAGGCACTATTGTTAAATTTGGTAAAGTGGGTGACACCGCCGAGCAAATGAAGCCACTCATTAACTGTAAGTCACTAGGTGCCACCGGTCAATCAGGTAGCTTTGTTGATGTCACCGTTTTAATTGATAAAAACAAGCAATTTATTTCTGACTTACCAGAAGGGCCTGAAAAGTCGTTAGGCTTTATTGATGATCCAGAAAATGAAAATTTTGTTGCATTCCTGAATGCAGCAGAAAAGCGTGAAACGGTACAGTTCTATTGTGAGCTTCCTAATAAACGTACGGCAACCATGATCCTTTCATTGTCAGGCTGGGAATTAAATGACGTCTCAGCTCCTGCTAACGAGGCTATTCAAATCACCGTAAAAGGTAAACAAAATAACCTAGTTTGGGGAACCTCTACAGTGACACCACCGACAGAAGGAAATGATTAATGAAAGGATTAAAAGCCTCTTTACTCACCGCTAAGCCACAGATTATTGAAGTGGAAATCTTATGCGGTGTGAAAGTGAATATTCGTCGTATGACAGCTAATGAGCTGATGCAACTTGAAACGGATGTCTCTGATTTAAATCGTCAGGGGAAATTTCGCGAATCGTCACTAAAAAATGTCAGTATGTTGCTCAATTGCCTCGTTGATGATGACGGCAAGCCGATAAACAAATCATTATTACCTAAACCAGAAGAACTGGTTAACGTTCATGATAACGCAATATTGATAGAAGCAATTGATATTGTGAAAAAACACTCTATTGGCACTCTAGAGGAGGCAAAAAAAAACTAACCGATAGTCCTCTACTCTATTTTGCTTATCAGCTTTGTGAAGAGTTAGGGGAAATCGATCCCTTTCGTGTTCTTAACTTGCCTGCCAATACCTTATTGGGCTGGCAGGCTTACTTCATACTCAAACATGAAAAATCAAGTGTGATACCGCCATCAGAGAGCACTCCCGCTTCGGAAAACTCCCCCAAAATCGTAAGCACCACTAAATCAGTTGAGCAGCAATGTGCTGACGTAATGAAAATGATAGGAAGATAACTATGGCCACCAATTTAGCCGATTTACGTGTTGGATTATTGCTGAATGACGCTAGTTTCCGCAGTAATATCACTGATGCGATGAATCACGCAGGACGTGAAACAGAGCGCTTCTCAAGAAAAGCAAAACAAAATGCTAAAGATGTTTCAGATAGCTTTCATTCTATTGGTACATCAGTTAAGCAGGTTGCGGGATCGTTAGCGATGGTAGGCGGGGTGAGTCTTTCTATCGGGAGTATTTTAGGTATTTCTCGTCAATATGGACAAGCGCTTTCTGATTTAGCGGCAATTACCGGTGCTGCGGGTGAACAGCTAAAAGTATTTGATGAAGCAGCTCAAGAGATGGGGCGAACAACACAATACAGTGCTATGCAGGCGGCAGAAGCTATTAAATTAATGGCAGCGTCCAAGCCTGAGCTGATGAAAACAAGTGAAGGACTGATTAATGTAACAAAAAGCTCCTTAATTCTTGCTCAAGCTTCAGGTACTACCCTCCCAGACGCAACTAGAACACTGGCCTTATCGCTTAATCAGTTCGGTGCATCAGTATCGGATGCGGATCGTTATATTAATGTGCTTGCAGCAGGCTCTCGATATGGTGCTTCAGAAGTTAATGAGACTGCAGAGGCGATTAAAAAAGGAGGTGTTGCGGCCGCTCAAGCTAAAGTCCCTTTCGAAGAAATGAACGCAGTTATTCAAACGCTGGCAGAGCGTGAAGTTAAGGGCGCTGATGCAGGAACGGCATTGCGCAACATGATTTTAATTTTAGAATCGAGTACTGACAAAAAGCTCAAACCATCAGTGGTTGGAATGACAACTGCATTGGAAAACTTAGCACAAAAAAACTACAGTACAACTGCGTTAACAAAAATATTCGGTCGAGAAAATGTTAATGCTGCCATGATACTGAGTAAAAATACCGATAAGGTTCGAGAGCTGACTAAGGCACTTACGGGTACCGAAACTGCCTATGAGCAAGCCAAAGAGCGTACCAATAATCTTAATGGTGATTTACAAAATTTAGCGAGTGCGTTTGAAGGGCTCGCCATTAAAGCGGGTCAATCGGCAAATGGTCCGTTAAGAACAGGCATTCAATCCGCATCAGATGCCATAAATACGTTATCAAATAATTTATCCACATTGGTTAACGTAGGCACATATGCAGTTTTACCTGTTATTGGTGCCAGAATGACCCGAGGGCTTCAAGAGCAAACCAAAGAATGGGTGAAAAACGAAGCTGCAGTGAGAAATAATGCGAAACAAATGAGGGAAACGGCTCAAGCAACCATCGATTCAGCAAAAGCATCAAGAGAACAAGCTCAACAAGAGTCAAGACAACTAGCAACTCAATCTGTATTGATGAGACAGCGTGGCGTTAATGTAGATTACCAGAGCAGATATTTAACATTAAGCCGACAAATAAAAGAAGCGGATCGCCAAGAAGCAATAGGAAAACAGAGACTTATCGCAGCAAATAACCAGCTTTCATATAGCCAAAGGGCGTTGCGAGCATCGAGCATGGCATTGAAGGGCGTTTATTCTGCTTTAGGGGGGCCAGTGGGTGCAGCTATGCTTGCTGGTTCTGCAATCTATTATTTTCACAATAAGGCTTTAGAGGCCAGAGATAGCGCTCTTAATTTAAAAAGAGCTGTCGCCGAAACAACAGATGAGTTAATGAGGCTATCTCAAGCCAAACTGGCCGTAAAGATAGATGATGTGAGGGATAGCCTAAAGAATATAGAAGAGCAAGAAAAAATAGTTAAAAATCAATTGGAGAGTTATAGCGATACCAAAATACAACTATTGGAAAAAAGGGGGAAAGGTTTTTTTGGGTGGGCTCATACATGGTATGAATCGGCTGATGAAGCAAAAGCTACACAAAATAAATTAAAAAGTGAACTAGAAGATATTATAAAAAATAAGGAAATTGAATCACAAACACTTGAATCTGCAATAGAAGCTCAAAAAAGATTACTTAATGGAGAAAAGCCTCCTGAACTGAAAGAGGACAAACCAGCAGGTGACGGCGTAGGAAATGGAAATAATGGAGGGAATGATTTAGTTTCAGGCTCTAAACAAAAGGTGAATCAATATCATCAATTACGTGTGCAAATAGAGCAAGAGCACGCAACCAGCTTAGAGCGTATATCATTAAGTGAGTCTGAGACGATGCGTAAGCTTCAGGAAAGCTTAAAAGCTGGTGGTATGAAGCAAGAGGAATATGAGCGATTAAAAACACTCAACGCTGAAAACCACATGAAACAGCGTGCAGAGTTAGCAGAAAAATATTCACCGATGCGTACTTCATTGCGTAATGAACAAGAAATGACAAAAGAGTTGAAGTCTCTGTTTGAACAGAGATTGTTAACAGAAAAAGAATACCAATACGCGCGGATGCAGATGGACAAAGATATGTCTAAGTACCGCCTGTCAGAGCAAGCAAAAGGTATTTCTCTCCCGAATATCAGCATCCTTGGCGAAATAGATCCCGTTATTCAACTCAGAAATCAATTGGAAGAACAAAAAGCGCTTTATCAGGCTTACTATGAAGATGGGTTAGTGAGCAAAGAGCGCTATGAGCAATTGATTATTGCCGCTACAAATAAATCAAAAGAAGCACAGTATCAATCAAGTAAAGAGTTTTACGCATCTCAAGGCATGTGGCAACGCATGCAGATGAATTTAGTTGATGCAGTTGAACAACGAACCGCCAATGCAATGACTGGTATGCTAATGGGAACAAAATCTTTTTCAGAAGGCATGAAAGAATTTTCTTCTTCATTAGCTAGTTCAATTATTTCTGATCTTATTCGTATCGCTATTCAAGCTCAAATTACTAACGCATTGACCGGATTGATGGGGGGGTTTGCGGGGAGTGGTGGTGCAACAAGTGGTGCTAAGGCTGGCAAGGTAGGAGTAAAAGCGAACGCCAAAGGGGATGTTTACAGCTCGCCAAGCCTCAGCCAATATAGTAATCAAGTTGTGAGCTCTCCAACGTTATTTGCCTTTGCAAAAGGTGGTGCGCCTAATCTTGGTCTGATGGGGGAAGCAGGAAGTGAAGCTATTATGCCTTTAAAACGTGGGCCTGATGGATCTTTAGGCGTGAGAGCAACCGGAAACTCTGTTGCGTCAGGCGATACCATTATTCATCAAACATTTCATGTAACAGGTAATGGCGATGAAGCGCTTTATCAAGCTATGCAGGAAGCAGCAAGAATAGGAGCTGAGCAAGGCGCTTCAAAAGCTAAATCTGACATTATGCGAGACTTTCAAACCAATGGAACGTTAAGAAGGAATCTACGATAAATGACAACGATATTATCGTGGCCACGCTCCATCGTGCCAACCACGCTGAGTTGGCAACTCGTGAGTAACAGCAAAACCTTTACATCAACCTTTACAGGAAGTGTGCAGACCGTACGCTTCCCTGGTTCGCGTTGGCGTTGCAGTATGTCATTTAATAATTTGACCGATGAGCAAGCAAGGGTTTTAGAGGCATTTGTTGCTGAGTTAGATGGTGAGAGTGGTCGAGTGAAAATTAGTGATTGGGCGCGTTCTGGTTTAACTCAACGCGGTAAACCTAAAGTTAGCCAACCTAACCAATCTGGAAAACTATTAGAGAGTAAAGACTGGTTACCCAATAGCATTGTTTTACGAATTGGTGATTATATCACTGTAAATGATGAACTGAAGCGTGTGACAGCGAATGTGATCAGTGATGCACAAGGAAATGCAACAATTCCTATTGCCCCCATATTGCGTTACGCACCTGCAGTAAATGATTTGATAGAAAATGAAGTACCCTACGGCATTTTTAAATTAACCAGTAATGATCAGGGAAATTTCCAACGTAAACCAGGCATACTGACCAGCACTTCTCTATCATTCGAGGAGGCATTAACATGAAATATCATCCCTTTAGTAATGACATGGTTAAGGCAATTAATGAAGGATATTATTTGGTTGTTGCCTCTCGTTTAGATCTTAAATCAGGCGTGGTGCGCGCACATACCGGTGTGGGTAATATCATTATTGCAGGTGAAATTTACCAAGGTGTTGGTCAGTTTGGTGCCATTGAGTCTGTGGGGGAAAATATGACCACAAGCCCACAACAGCTTATTATGAAACTCTCAGGTTTTGATTCTTCATTAATTGGAGAGGTGATGAATGAACGGGTTCGAGGTCGAAATGCACAGTTGATGTTAGTTGCATTAAACGAGGAGGCAAAACCTGCACTTGCTGAGGTTTTATTTGCAGGCCAAATATCAACCATTGGTGTGACAACAGGTGAAGAAAATGAAATAGCTGTCACCGTTTCTAATCGATTTGAACGCTGGTCTTATGGGCTACCCGACAGATTTACTGACGAATCATGGTCTAAACGCAAAAAAGGAGATAGGATATTTCGCTATGTGGCGCAGATGGCTGATCGGGCCATTTATTGGGGTAGCAAGAAAAATGCACCTGCGTTTATTTATAAATAAACATATACATATTTAGTCGGTGGATATATGTTGGAGTGTGAAAGCAATATACTTTATTTTTTACTTAATATAGAAAAAATAACACCAGAAGAATTGGCACTATCATTCGATATTGATACAAATAAAGCCAGTTCGATACTCCTTTCTATGACGAAGAATAACTTAGCAATTATTCGTCTTGGTGATGATGATAAGGTTATTTATTTTATAAAAAATAAAAGCTTAGAAAAATTTCTTATTGATGGTGGTAAGCTTTAT